AATGGGCATGTATCCCAAGGCGATTGTTGGCGGCGGATGTGTTGTTGCTGGAACTAAGATTCAACTTGCTGATGGAACTTGTAAGAGTGTTGAAGATTTCGTTGTTGGCGATTTAGTTAAAACACTAAATGGTCCGCAGGAAGTTACTGCTATCTGGAATCCAGAAACTCTAGATGATGGTGAACCTGAATGTTATGAAATTGAGTTTGATGATGGGCATAAAGTTATATGTTCAGATAAACATAAATTCCTTATTCCATATGTAAGAGATAATGGTAGCGGCGCGGATTGGATTGAGGCTAAAAATATGACAGTTGATATGGAGGTATTGTCAGTAGAATACTAAGATTCAGAATAATATAAATAGTTCATAATAGGAGAAAATTATGAACTATTCTAAACTCTACGAATCTTTAATATTTGATGCTAGAAATAACCCAAAGCACGACCCATACAAAGAAACTCATCATATAGTTCCTCTTTGTATGGGTGGCTTAGATGTTAAATCAAATTTGGTCAAATTAACTGCTAGGCAACATTATTTGGCGCATTGGCTTTTATGTAAAATTCACAAGACTACCAAATTAGTACATGCTTGGCATTCTATGAGTAGAATTGGAGTTGGTCAAGAATCAAGAAATGTAAATTCTCAATTATTTCAATATTGCAAAAAAGAAAGAAGTGGATTACTTTCTGAACAATATTCTGGAGAAGGAAATAATTTTTATGGCAAATCTCATAGCGATGAAACAAAAAAGTTGCTTTCTGACAAACATAAGGGTAAAATATACAAAACGCCTGAACAAATTAAATCTTGGGTAGACAGTATAGCAAAAAAACCAAAATCTAAAGAGCACAAAGCTAAGATTGGTAGAAAGGGATATGTGATGCTACAGAATATCCATACTCTAGAAATTGTAAGAGTTTTGTATACTGATTCTAGAGTTAATTGTCCAGATTGGGTTAATCCTAGAAAATTAAAACCAGAAAATAAAATGAAATGTGGTCACTGCGATATTGTAACAACTGCCAGCAATCTAAAACGGTGGCACAATGATAAATGTAAAAAGAGGAAATTATGAAAATTAAAAGTATTACTTCGGTCGGCAAAAGAAAAGTTTATGATCTTTCTGTAAAGGAAGCAGAACATTATGTTTTAGAAAATGGTGTTGTCACCCATAACACAGGAAGTTATTATAGTGCTGACAACATCTTCATTCTTGGTCGTCAACAAGAAAAGGATGGTACTGAATTGATTGGATATAACTTTATCATTAATGTTGAGAAGTCACGTTATGTAAAGGAAAAGGCTAAGATTCCAGTTACAGTTACTTTTGAAGGTGGTATCAGTAAGTGGTCAGGTCTTCTTGAAATGGCTCTTGAATCGGGTCATGTCGTGAAACCGTCTAATGGATGGTACTCTAAAGTTGATACTGAAACAGGTGAGGTTGAGGACAAGAAGTGGCGTATTGCTGACACAGAAAGCAGAGAATTCTGGGATTCGATTCTTAATGATGAAACTTTCCAGACTTGGGTTGCCGAAAAGTATCAGCAGAATACAGGTTCAATTTTTAAAGATGAGAAAGTAACTGAGGAACAAGCAGATGCGTAAATATACACAGCCTTTTGTTGACTGGCTTCAAAAGAAGCACAGAGAATGGAAGTATAAGGATGGAGTCTACTTTAAGATATCATCTGTTGAAGTAGAGGGTGGTATTCTACCTATTGAGTTGCTTAAAGGAAGATATTCTGGTACAATATACAGCTATGGTGCTGTTAATATTCTAGAAGACATTCCCGATGATGATGGTGGTGGAGCTAAAGCTAGCTTTGACATTATTGTTGAGAAGTATGGAAAGAATTTGACTGAAAACTTTTCGAACGATCCAAAGTTTATTAAGGAAGTAGGAGATATTTTCCTAGTTGTACTAGAAATCGCACTCAAGACTCAAGCCGACAAATACTTTAATGAGAATCTTATAGATGAAGAAAATCGAGAGAATTATACTGAAGAATTTATTCCTAGAAGAACAGTACGTTCGAAAAATTCTTCCGTACCTAAAAAGCGAGTATCTTCAGGAAAGAGTGGAAAAAACCCTGTACGAAGAAATTCAAAAGTACGTTCTAAGGTACAACCGCCTTCCGACTCATGAAGCAATCCATATTGAGCTAAACTCCAGAGAGAACCTCTTTGAACAAGACTTTAAGAATTGTCTAGAGGTTCTTGCTGAGTTAAAGGCGGATACTGAAAAAACTCCTCTTGACTGGCTTATTCAGCAGACTGAAAAATTCTGTCAAGAGAAGGCTATTCATAATGCCATTTTGGAATCAATTCAGATTCTTGATGGCAAGGCCAAGACAGAAAAGTATAAAGGCGCAATTCCTCAGATATTGTCAGACGCTCTTTCTATATCATTTGATCCAAATATTGGTCATGACTATATTGAGAATGCTGATCAGCGTTATGAGTTCTATCATAAGACTGAAAAGCGCATTCCTTTTGACCTTGACTATTTCAATCGTATTACGAAAGGCGGTCTGCCTCAGAAGACTTTGAATATCGCACTTGCTGGATGCGTCCATCCAGAAACGAGAGTTAGAATCAGATTCAGGAAGAAACAGTAAATCCTTTACGATAACCATTAGAAATATATTTTTGTAATTTATCTGGTCTGATTCTAGTTCTATGTACACCATTAGTTATGCATCGCGCGCAGATCATTCGGATTTCTATGAATCTTCCATAAAAGAAAATGAGCGATTATATGTTCTCTAACTGTAAGATATGTTAAATTTTCTTCATCATCAGAACCACCCATATGGATTGGAATTATATGATGGCGGTGGAACCCAGAACCTTTAATCCAAGACTCTTTGATTTGCTTTTTAGATCGACATAAGTTATTATATATGGCTATATACATTTGCTGGCACTCCTTATTAGTGGTAGAGTCTGTGGATGTTAGCGCATCGCGACAGACACTTTTATTTATATGATTTATGAGGAATTTTATGTGGGAAACTAAAGAAACTTCAATTTATGAAATTCAAACTCTTCTGAATCAAGGATATGAAGTCGAAGTTGATTCGCCTGATGGATGGGTTGGTGTGAATTTCTTTATTGATAAAGGTGAATGGGAAGAATACAAGTTGACGATGGATGATGGAACTGAAGTTCGCGTTAACGAAAATCATCTATTTGAGACTGCATCTGGTTGGAAATATGCAAAAGATCTTTGTGAGATTGGTGTAGAAGAATTCAATACAGTTTCTGGATTCTCTATTGGTAGAGTTTCTAAGACTGGTTTAAAAATCCCGATTGTTGATATTAATGTGAACCACGAGAATCATAGATATTACACTAATGGTGTTTCTTCACACAATACAGGTGTTGGCAAATCTTTGTTCATGTGTCATGTTGCTGCGGCAAGCTTGGTTCAGAATTACAATGTTCTTTATATCACTTTGGAAATGTCTGAAGAAAAGATCGCAGAACGCATTGACGCCAATCTTCTAAATATTAAACTTGATGATCTTGCTCTTCTTCCTAAAGACTCCTATGATCGCAAGATTGCTCGCCTTAAGGAAAATATCAAAGGCAAGCTTATTATCAAGGAATATCCAACTGCGTCAGCATCTTCAATTCACTTTAGAGCATTGCTGAATGAACTGGCTTTGAAGAAGAACTTTAAGCCAGATATTCTGTTCATTGACTATCTAAACATCTGTTCTTCCGCTCGTCTCAAGCATGGCGCAAATGTGAATTCGTATTCATACATCAAGGCTATCGCAGAAGAGCTTCGTGGACTTGCGGTTGAATTCAAGCTTCCTGTTGTTTCTGCTACTCAGACAACTCGTTCTGGGTTCACAAACACAGATCCAGGTCTTGAAGATACTTCAGAATCCTTTGGTCTGCCAGCAACTGCGGATATGATGTTTGCTCTGATTGCCTCTGAGCAATTGGATGCTCTTGATCAGATTATGGTAAAGCAGTTGAAAAATCGTTACAATGATCCTACACTAAATAAGAGATTCGCTCTAGGTATTGACAGATCCAAAATGAAACTGTATGATATCGAGGAAAGTGCTCAGAAAGGCATAGCCGATTCAGGACAAAGAGACGATAATCCACCACCAAGAAATGGAGGCGGAAGTAAGTCAAAGTTCAGTAAATTAAAGGTGTAGGATGATTAAGCTAAAACCATCAGACTTAGGTGTGACAGGAAAAGAAAGAACAATTAAAGACCATCAGACTCTTGTTGAAAAAAAACTTCTTTCTCTGAAAAATAAGATTGCTGGTTCCATATGTAAAGCTATTATGTCAACCCAGTCTGGTGGTAAAGTACCTATAGATGGATTGACCCCTCAAGATATAAATGAAATTAAAAATTATTTTGCTGAAGTAGCGGCTCCAATATTAATTTTAAATGAAAGATCTATACCTGGAATTGCTCCTATGAGCAAAGTTTTTTATTCAACATCAGATATAGAAAGATTATTTGATTTTAAACTTTTTATCAATGGTAAAGAAATTTTGATTTCAAATAAGCAATTGAAAGGTGGAACAAACACTTTAAAGCCTGGTGATGTCATACGTCTTATTGATAAAGACGATTTCTTAAAAAAGAAATGGAAAGATACAATATACTATAAGATGTTCAAGATTTTAGATGAAAATTTGGTTGTTTCTGGACCATTAAAAGCTGTATCTGAATTATATCCAAGAAAAACAAAATTAAAAAACTCAGAATATATATGGATACTTAATAAGTTGGTAAAAAATGATATAATCATTAAGCCAGAAGACAAACCCCCACAAACTCTTGTTGATATGATAAATTCAGACCCATCAACTTTTCAAAATTACAAAGATCGTGGTGGGATAACAGGAACAGCTATTAATTTCTTGTTCGAAAAAATTCTAATTGCTGAATCAAAAAATGATGATAAGTACAACGAGTTGTTTATTGACGCAACATCAGGTAATGTTTTATTTTTCAAATTCGATTTAAAAAATAACGGTACTGTCACTTACGAATTGGTTAACCCCAAGAAAACAACAAAAAAAGCTATATTAAGATCGAAGCAGGGTGTCGAAAGAAGAAGCAGTAAAGGTGCTCTAAGACTAGACAAACTGGGGTTCCAACCATAAAGAGAATTTGAATTTATCATAAATAAAAGAGGTTCGGAACACCCATATTACGGTAAAATGAAGAAATTTAGAGCATATATCTCAGAAAATGTCCAAAAACACCTAAATCATTTCGTTGATTATGCTTGCTCACACCTCGATATTGAGCATCCACCCCATATCAATATAGTGGACGACAAAGCCGAATCCGCCAAAAACAAGAGCTTTGGAAACTATAATCCTTCCGAAAAACACATAAATCTAAACATTGCTGGGCGTCATACCGCTGACGTTCTGAGAACTCTCGCACATGAATTGGTTCACCACAAGCAAAATGTGTTGGGAGAGCTACATCCTGAGTCTGGTGAAACGGGCAGTGATCATGAAAATGAAGCCAACAGCATGGCAGGAGTCATTATGCGTAACTACGGTAAAGCCAATCCCGCTATTTTTGAAAGCAAAAAGGTCGGTCACATCTTTGATATGGATGGAACCATATACAAAACAACTGCTAAAGTAAGAGTTAGAGATAAACACACGGGTGAGGTTGTACACCATTTGTCTCATGATGAATACAACAAACATGTTCACAATAAAGAATTACAGCCTCATCAGCACTACGATTTTGACGAATTTAGATCCTCAAGAAGATTCAATAAAGAAAAGCCTATTCAGAATACATTGAGAAAACTAAAGAACGATCAGCACAAGAAAGATTCCAAGGTCTATATCAATACCGCCAGACCAAATTTCGACAATAAGCACATGTTTTTGAGAAAGCTTCGTCGTGACGGTATTGATACAAACAAAGTACACGTTGATAGAGCGGGTAATGATTTGTCTCCTATTTCTGTCGCACAAAAGAAAGCAAAGATCATCAGCAAGAGAATTCGCCAGAACAAGATGAAGGCAGTCCACTTTTATGATGATGACAAGAACAACTTGAATGCTTTTTTGAATTTAAAAAAGACACATCATGGAGTCAAATTTCACGCTT